GTTGACTTCTGCTTCTATGCCAATGGTTACTACTTCACCACTACCGCTGGTGTTAACCTTTGGCGTGTTGATAAGGATAGAGGAACTGTATTCACCTGTTGTGTTATACTCTGTTACACCATACTCAGCAAGATTAGCAGAACCAAATGTAAAAGCCTGCTTAGTGTAGCTAGCTGTGTAGTCATAACCCCAGTTAAGCGTAGTAGGTGTATTCTGACCACCTATGATAGTCAAGTTAAACTTCTTCAAGAACTTCAGATTAGAAGTGTTACCAAAGTCCATAGGGTTGCTGAAGTAACGCATCTCATACTTAACAGCCCCGTCTATGTAGCCTTTGTATTTAACAATACCAGAAGAGATACCTATGTATATGTCACCACCTTCTATAGAGACAAACGACAGAGGATACATGCTTGACCATGTTGTAGCACGATTAGAACCATCCTCTAGCTGCCTACGCATGTCAAAGCAGTACACAGTGTTGCTGTCTGGTAGTGTTAACAGATAGAATGCTTCTTCAGAACTGTACAGAGACTTGATAGGGTTGGTTTGTAGTGGTATTAAGTTTAACAAGTCAGTACGTACATTCTTACTAATGTCTAGCATGGGCATAGACTTCTCTTGTATAGTCCTGCCAAAGCTACGTACACCCGCGTCTGATAAAAACAATATATCTTTACCTGTGTGCTGTACTGAGTCACGAGCTATGCAGCCAACGCCTTCTATGGTGTCTGTAAGCGTCATAGAGGCAGGAGAGGACGCACCTGAGTACACAAGTATAGACTTCCTGCCAAAGATGATTAGGAAGCCATTGTGGGCTGCTAGAGCCACTATCTCGTCAAAGCCTGTAGGCCACACCAGTGTAACGTCTAACGAGCCTGACGCACCTCCTGACCAAGCATGGCCGTTTAATGTATCAGACCAGTAGACAGTGTGCTTGTTACCTGTAACGTCTGCTACCCACAGTTTACCGTAGGCTGCTAAGACTTCATTACCTTGTGGAGCTGTGCCTGTGCTGTGGCTATGTGCTGACATAGTTTCTAGAACAAAAGAGCCTGACTCATCTGTGCCTATCAGTGGCTCGTGATCTCTCTGGAACATATAGACATGATTGTTCAGTGTCACTGTCTTCCAGTTGTTAGCTGTAGGCGTGTAACCACCAGGAGTAATGTCTGTTAAAGTTGTAGTACCTTTGAATACTTTACTGTTACCTGCTGACAATATAACCTTATCGCCAGAGTTATCAATAAACTCGTATATAGTCTCAATACCACGGCTAGTGCCTAACACAGAAGAGCCATTGGTAGATACCTCTACCCAGCCCTTACGCGCACCAATACGACCTAACTGATCAATAACACAGTTGTCTGCTACAGCAGCAAACGAAGGATCAATATTAATTGGTGAATCCTGTGTGTTAAGACCAGCAAATCCTGGTGCAGCTACTGTAATGTTCTGTAGTTGTTGTGCCATTTAAGAATACCAGATAGTTTCTTCAGGATGTTGTGACGCATCAATAGCAATAGCGTCAGCCATAGTGTTATCAGCTAGTGCAAACAACTCTGCTGCTGATGTTCCTTGTGTTTCTCCACGCTCTCTAGCGCCCAGTGCTGTAGCTATTTGAATAACAGGAGAAGAAGGAACAGCTAGCTTATCAGTGTCCTCAGTGAAGTCTGCTGTACGTAACACAACATTAAAGCGTAGCTGGAACACACCGCTAGGCTTTGGATATACATCAACAGCGTTATCGCCGTTAGCGTCTACACCGTTAAAGCTGTAGAACTGTGGTGAACTAATAGGCGGTGTCTCAATCAAGAAAGCATTGTCCATCCAACGAGAGGAACGATACTGCATGAAGAAGTCTGAGGTGTCGTTAATAACATCTAACAACTTCATACGGTTCTGAGAGCCTGTTAGGACATAGTTAAAAGTATCAGTAGTTGTAGACACAGTTAACGTAGTACGTAGAGCTGTCCAGTCATAAGAGTCTTCTACGGTGCGTTTAGCGTCATTAACAAACTCTCCAATAAGTTTAGAATAGCTGTTCTGAGATACGGAAGTTACTTCATCCTCTCTCAGTCTACGCAATACGCTGTTTACTAGTTGCAAATAAGTCATTAGAATAACTACCTTTTAAAATTTCCACTATTAGTTAACATACCTTGTGGCCTGCTGCGTAACTGTGCTTGTTGTTGTAAAAACTGTTGTATTGGGTTTATCTGAGGAACACCGTAGTTTACTATTCCTGCTACTGGAGCTAGACTAACAGGTTTCATTAGTTCTTGTGTAGCACCTATTTGTGTTTCTAGCTGTAGCATGTCTTTAAACAAAGAGTCAGTGGTGCGTGTTGCTGCTGCTCCTGCAACGCCTTGCGTACCTTGTGCGCCTCGCTCACCTGTATCTCCTTTCTCACCATCAGCACCAGCAGCTCCGTCAGCACCAGCAGCACCTGTATCACCTTTCTCGCCATCTATGCCATCTATGCCATCTATGCCAGCATCTCCATCTATACCATCTATACCATCTATACCATCTATGCCATCTATGCCATCTATGCCATCTATGCCATCTATGCCGTCTACAGGATCAACTATGGGATCAACAACAGTAGTGTCTTCAGTAATGTCACTTATGATGTCTATAACATCAGGGTCTTCTTCTTCTGTTTCAGTAATGCCTTCAGGAGCAGGGCCACTATACACATCTCCAACAACAAAGGTATCTTCATCAATGTCTGTTTCTTGTTTTATCGCGCCTGTTTCAATATGCCTAAAGACACCATCGCCTATATACTCCCAGTTGTTTTCTTCTGCAATAGGAGCAGCTTCTACAGGCTCTGTCGGTACTGTAGGCTCTGCTGGAGCAGGCTCAGGTGCTGCTGGAGCAGGCTCAGGTGCTACTGGGGCTTCTTCCTCTGTCTCTGTAGGAAGAGTAGGTGGGGGTATTACTGCTTCAATAGGATCAGCTACGATAGGCTCTATGTCTAACTCAGGCTGCTCTAGGTCTACAATAGTCTCAGGCATGTCTGGTGTAACGCCTGTTATTGGTACTTCCTCATCTTCATCATCAGATATAGCAGTCTGAATAATATCTACAATTCCTGAAACAGTTTCTAAGGTTTCTGAATCAAAAGAATCTTCTATAGTAGTATCGTCTTTTGTTGTATCTTCAAAAAGATTATAAATTATTTGTGGGTCTTTTTCTTGAAAAGCGTCTGCAATAGCGCTTGCAGCTTCTACTGCGCCAAAAGAATCAGAAGTTCCTGATAGCGTGTTAGCGGCTTCTGTTAATTCACTAAAAGGAATACCCATAAAAATATCAGATACACCTTGACTTGCTAAAGAAGCATCATAAGCGGCTTGATAAACAGCATCTAAATTAGGAGCAACATTACCTAGTTCACCAAAGGGTGCAACAGCTCCTACAGTTCCTGTGGTTACTGCGTTGCTTGCGTCAATAGCGGCTGTTACTGCTTCTTCTCCTGCTTGAGCAGCTTCAGATGCGGCTGCTGTTTGTGTTGCAGTTGCTCCTGGCCCTGCAAGTTTAGCACCCGCATTAGCTATACTTAACCAATCACCTGCATGTAGTGTTTCGCCTGTAGCTGCTTTAGTGGCCGCAGTTGCTAACGCTACAACAGGATTAACCATTCCTGCTATTTGAGTTAAAGGATTGTTTAAAGCAAACTCTAGCACACCGCCGCTGTCAAAACTCTGTCCTGCTTTTTGACCAGGAACGTCTGCTGTTTCCCAAAAGAAAGTTTCGTTGCCCCAACCACCTGTATTCCAAACCTTGCCTTCAGCAACTACGTACTGTTTAATAGGCTCTCCAGTCTCTGGATTCAAGTTACTAGCGTGTGTAGTAAGTGACTGCGCCATTAAGTTTAAACGCTCGTCTTCTTCTACGCTTAACTCGTCTATATAGCGTAACTGGTCTTGTGTCTCAATAGTGGGCCATACAGTACCGAACTGTGTAGGGTCTTCAGCCGCTAGTGACTGTAAGTTACCAAGCTGCATTTCTTGTTGTTCTTCTGTAGCCTTTTTCTCAAAATCAAGAAAAGACTCTGTATCTTTAAATACGTCAGGATTAATTTCTTCTCTTGTAAGACCTAATTCTGTTAAAGACTTGTCCTGTAACGTAGGCTCAATAGTCTCTAAAAACTCTGGCGTTATTCCTGAACCTAGCGGGCCTAGTTTCCAGCCTCCCATAGCCTCGTTCATAAAATCAACATCTAAATTAGCTATTAAAGACTCTGCCTGCAACAACTCTGGAGTCTTAGGTTGAAACCTGTGCTGAGTACCATACAAGGTAGACTCAGTTAGTTTAGGAGAAGTAGCAAACTCAGAAGCGTTAACAGTAGAAGCAAACGGGTCAGCGTTTAAATCAACAACCTCCTCTACTGTAGGTGTAGCTTTAACAGGAGAGCTGACAATAGGATCACTAACAGTTGGAGTGACTCTTTTAATTCTACCTGTATTTATGTTGAAGCCTCTAGGCATTATCGTTCTCTCTGTACGTTTTTAGTCTTCTCTACTGTACGCATAGCACCTAAGCCTAACATACCCATTAACACAGTAGTAAGCAGTGAGCTATCTACAGGAGGAACAGTAAACCATATACCTAAGATTGGAGTCAGGATAGTAGAGTAGAGTAGAGCCATTCCGCATATCCAACCTATTGCGGGTCTCCAGCCAGCTACAAACAAACTCTTATGTGCTGCCTCAGTCTTGTTAACTTCTAACTGACCCTTGGCTAACTCTTGGGCATGCTTCTCTGCCATAGTAGCTAGTTCAAAGGCTATAGCGTTT